CTTGAGATAGTTCAAGAAAGGTCTGGGGTTGACCCTTTTATGATGGACCCAGATGAGATGCCGCAGACTGATGAGGAGTTGTCATTGTATATGCAGCTTAACTACAAGCCTGCGATAGAGATAGCCGAAGAAGAGGCTATCAACACCTTACTAGAAGAAAACAAGTATGTAGACCTTAGAAAGAGGTTAGACTATGACCTAACAGTATTAGGTGTTGCTGTAGCCAAGCATGAGTTTCTACCTGGAGCTGGTGTTGAGGTTTCTTATGTAGACCCTGCCAATGTGGTTTACAGCTACACTGAAGACCCACACTTTAAGGACTGTTTTTATTGGGGAGAAATTAAGACCCTGCCTATAACTGAGCTGATGAAGATTGACCCTAGCCTTACCAAGGATCAACTAGAGGAGATATCTAAAAGCAGCCAAAGCTGGTATGATTATTATAACGTAGCACAGTTCTACGAGAACGATATATTCTATCGTGACACTTGTACGTTGATGTACTTCAACTATAAGACCACTAAGAAGATTGTTTACAAGAGAAAGGTAACTGAGACTGGCTCTGTTAAGTTCATTGAGAAGGACGATACATTCAACCCTCCAGATGAGATGATGGAGGAAGGCAAGTTTGAGAAGGTTGAGAAGACTATTGATGTATGGTATAATGGCGTTATGGTCATGGGAACAAACTACCTGCTCAAGTGGGAGATGGCTGAGAATATGGTAAGACCAAAGTCTTCATCTCAGCACGCACTGCCTAACTATGTTGCTGTAGCTCCTAGAATGTATAAGGGTGTAATTGAGTCGTTGGTGAGAAGGATGATTCCTTTTGCTGACCTGATTCAGATGACACACTTGAAGCTTCAGCAAGTAATATCTAGAGTTGTCCCAGATGGTGTATACATTGACGCTGACGGGCTTAACGAGGTTGACTTGGGTAATGGTCAAGCATACAACCCTGAAGACGCTCTGAGGCTTTATTTCCAGACGGGTTCAGTTATTGGTAGAAGCTACACTCAGGAGGGTGAGTTCAATAACGCTAGAGTTCCTATTACACAGTTAACGTCAAATTCAGGCGCTTCTAAGACACAGATGCTATTAGCCAACTATAACCACTACCTAAACATGATTAGGACAGTGACGGGTCTTAATGAGGCTAGAGACGGTAGCACACCAGACCCTAACTCATTGGTTGGTCTACAGAAGTTGGCAGCGCTAAATTCAAACACAGCGACAAGACACATATTAGACGGAAGCTTGTTTATGTTCAGAACCATTTCTGAGGGCCTATCGTATAGAATAGCGGATATATTAGAATATTCAGACTTTAAGGAAGACTTTATCAACAGGATAGGTAAGTACAATGTATCAATACTAAACCAAATAAAAGACCTTTATATATATGACTTTGGTATTTTCATTGAGGTAGCACCAGATGAGGAGGAGCAGGCGAAGCTAGAGCAGAACATACAGGTTGCATTATCTAGGAATGACATTAATCTTGAGGATGCTATTGACATTAGAGAGATTAAGAACATCAAGGTTGCCAATCAGCTTTTAAAAATGAAACGCAAGCAGAAGGATGAGAGAGAGCAACAAAAGGCTATGCAGATGCAGGCAATGCAGTCTCAGCAGAATATGCAGTCTCAACAGATTGCAGCAAGAACTGCCATGCAGAAACAGCAGATGGATGCTAGGTCTAAGATGGAGGTTAAGCAAGCCGAGGCAGCATTTGACATACAAAAGATGCAAAATGAGGCACGGCTTAAGATGATGCTAATGGCCAAAGAGTTTGAGTATCAGCAACTATTAGCTGGCGTAAATGCAGAGGCATTGAAAGGTAGAGAAGAAATGAAGGAGAAGGCTAAAGATGATAGAGTAAGTCTACAGAATAGCCAACAGTCTAAGTTAATTGATCAGAGAAAGAATAACCTACCTCCTATGGAGTTTGAGTCTAATGAAGATTCGCTAGATGGTTTCGATTTCGCTGAATTTAACCCAAGATAGCATAAATAAAAAAGTATTAATTTTGTATAAAATATAATCAAATGGAAATTAAAGTAAAAGAAGTTGATGGCATAGAAAGCAAATCCAAACAAGAAGTAGAGGAGGCGTTACTAAGCCAACAAGAGGAGCAGGATGTTGAAGAGACCACTGAAGAGGTTGTCGCTGAAGACACGGTTGAAGAAATAACTGAAGAGGTTAGTGCAGATAATGCACAGACTACTGAGGCTCCAGAACTAAAAGAAGAAGACGTTCTTTCATTTATTAAGAATAGGTACGACAAGGAGATTTCATCTGTCGAGGATTTGTTTGCTCAGAAGGAGAGTAACGATGACATCCCAGAGGATGTGTCTGCATACTTGGAGTACCGAAAGAAAACTGGTCGAGGGTTCGATGACTACCTAAAGCTCAATAGAGACTTTGAGTCAATGAATGAAGACCAGTTGCTAAAAGAATACCTGACTACTACTGAGGATGGTCTTGATGAGGAGGACATTGACATCCTAATGCAAGACTATAGCTATGATGAGGATTTAGACGATGATTCGGATATTAGAAAGGTAAAATTAGCGAAGAAAAAAGCGATTGTAAAGGCTAAAAAGTTTTTCAATGAGCAGAAGAGTATGTATAAAGAGCCCCTTGAGTCAAGTACGGCTTCCATGTCTCAGAGCGAAACAGAAGAACTTAAAGCTTATAAACAATATATAGAGCAATCTAAGAGCCAAGAGGAGGAGCTTAGGCGTAAGAGAGATTGGTTTCTAAACAAGACCGATAACCTTTTCAATGATGATTTCAAAGGTTTTGATTTTAAAATTGAAGACAAGAAACTCACTTATAGCCCAACTTCAAGTCCTGAAGAACTCAAGAAAACTCAGTCCGATAGTTCTAACTTCTTAAAGAAGTTTATGAACAAGGATGGTTTGATTGAGGATGTGACAGGATACCACAAGGCTATGGCAGTAGCCATGAACCCAGAAAGGTTTGCTAAGTTCTTTTATGAGCAAGGCAAGTCAGAAGCCACTGATGATGTTACTAGGAAGATTAAAAACGTGAATATGTCTGATCGTAGAGCACCAGAGGTTACTAAAAGAGAAGGGTTCCAAGTTCGCTCAGTAAACCCCGACTCAGGTCGAGGATTAAAAGTAAAGAGTAGAAACAAAAACTAAGAAAAAACAATTATTATGGCAGGTTCAGTTCAAGCAACCCCAGGTTTCGATATTCAGCCATCTGCACAGCAGGTCGCTTTATCGACAAATTATATTTCTGATTTCAATTTTTTGAATCAGTATCTTCCTGACACTTACGAAAAAGAGTTCGAGCGTTATGGAAATCGTACAATAAGTTCTTTCCTCCGAATGGTAGGTGCAGAACTTCCGTCAAACTCAGACCTTATCAAATGGGCAGAGCAAGGACGTTTACACATTAAGTATGACAGTGTGGGTACTGCTGCATCAGCAGGAGACGACACCGCTACTTTTCAAGTAAACGACACTCTTGATCCAAACAGAGCAGGTCAAGGCTTAACTGCTGGCGCTATCGCTATCAGAGTTGGTCAGACGGTATTTATTTCTCAGAATGGAGGCACTAAAGGAAGCAACAAAGGTGTTGTTACTGCTGTTGATACAGCTAACGGACAATTCGATGTTGCATTCTATGAGGCTGGTGGTCTAGCTGTAGCTGGTACAGGATTAGCTAACGCTGACGTTACCATTTTCATCTATGGTTCTGAGTTTAAAAAAGGTTCTGAAGGAATGCAGGGATCTTTGGAGGCATCTGACGATATCTTCGAGAACAACCCAATCATCTTGAAAGACAAGTATGCTGTATCTGGTTCTGACATGGCTCAAATCGGATGGGTAGAAGTTACTACTGAGAACGGTGCAACTGGCTACTTATGGTACTTAAAGAGTGAGCATGAGACTAGATTGAGATTCGATGACTACTTAGAAACAGCAATGATTGAAGCAGTTCCTGCTGAGACTGGTTCTGGTGCTATCGGTGCTTCAGTTGGTCTTAAAGGTTCTGAAGGTATCTTCTACGCAGTAGAGAACAGAGGTAACGTGTGGGCAGGTGGAAACCCAACTACTCTTGCTGAGTTCGACACTATCGTAGCTAGATTGGATAAGCAAGGTTCTATTGAAGAGAACGTATTGTTCGTTGATAGAGATTTCTCTTTCGACATTGATGATATGCTTGCTTCATTGAACGGTTACAACCCATCAGGAGCTTCTAACGCTGCTTCTTTCGGTTTGTTCGACAATGACTCTGAGATGGCATTGAACTTAGGATTCTCAGGATTCCGAAGAGGTTATGACTTCTACAAGTCTGACTGGAAATACTTGAATGATCCTACAATGCGGGGTGGTCTACCTACAGGAGCAGGTTCTGGCCGTGTGAACGGTCTACTTGTGCCAGCGGGTTCAACTACTGTTTATGACCAAATCCTTGGTAAAAACGCTAAGAGACCATTCTTGCACGTTAGATTCAGAGCTTCTGAAACTGAAGACAGACGTTACAAGACTTGGATTACAGGTTCAGCAGGTGGAGCCGCTACTAGCGATTTAGACGCTATGGAGGTTAACTTCTTGTCTGAGAGAGCTGTATGTACCATGGGTGCAAACAACTTCTTCTTGTTCCAAGACTAATAAACAATTCAAACAAGGGGTCGCAAATTGTGGCCTCTTGTTTATTTACTAATTGAAATTAAATTATATAAAATGAAAAAAGTAGAATATGTAGACAAGGTCTACAAACTCACCAGAAGTGCAGCACCATTATCTTTTATGCTGCCAGTTAAAAACTCAAGAAGATTCCCACTATTACACTTTGATGAAGAAAAAGGCACTAACCGTGCTTTGAGGTATGCTAGGAATCAAAAATCACCATTTGAAGATGAGCAGGATGGCAACGCAATTATTGAGGCCATCATCTTTGAAGATGGTATGTTAAGAGT